GTTGGTAAGGCTACTTATCAAGAAGATGTTAAGGGTATCAATCAAAGGATTGAAGCTGTTAAAACTAGTGCGAATAAAGACATCGCTAGTCAAATCGCTAGCTATCGTCAATCTGTAGATGGTAAGTTCACGGATATTTCAAGTCAGATAACTACTTATAAGCAAGATGTGGGCGGTCAAATCAGTGGCCTTTCAAATAGACTTACAAGCAGTGAGCAAGGAACCACTACTCAGATTTCAAATCTTTCAAATCGGATAAACAGTAATAAACAAGGCACAGATAATCAGATTTCAAATTTAAAGACTCAGGTCGCTACAAACAAGGATAATGCTGAACGACAAATGGGTAGAATATCTGATCAGGTTTCTGCAAACAAAGCGAATGCTGATAGTCAATTTGCGAATGTGACCAATCAACTAGTGCGAAAAGTAGAGACTACTGACTTCCAGCGTGTTAAGGAAACCAGTAAACTTTACGAGCGGATTTTGGGCAATACTGAAAATGGAATTGCGGATAAGGTTGCTCGCATGGCTCTGACCAATCAACTGTTTCAGGTTGAGGTGGCTAAAAATGCCAGCAATGGTCAAAATTTGTTGAAAGGCACAAAAGACTTCTCAGGGGGTTGGAAAAACAAGGGTGCAAATTGGAAAAAGCACGCTGAAAAATACAAAGGTGTTGATGTCCTATTTAAAAATAATTCGTGGAATGGCGTTGGACAAGAGATTGATGCAAAAATTGGTGAAGTCTATACATTCAGCTTATGGATGAAGAGCGACTGGAAGAATGATACAGTAAATTTCTATGTAAATAGAAATGGATCTGTTGAGAAAGGTTGGGGTGTTCCATCTGAACATCGGTCGCTATAACAAGTGAATGGAACGTTACTCATTTACCTTCAAAATTACTGTGGACGGCTTCATCTTTCCTCGTGTAGAACGACTTAATCAAAATACAAATCTATATATTGCAGGTCTTAAACTTGAAAAAGGATCGTATGCAACACCGTACACCGAAGCTCCTGAAGACACGGACGAAGCGATTCGCTCTGTTCAAGCCAACTAACTGGCTCATGGGCAGTTCAAAACATCAACTCGGCTGGAGATATCATCTCTGGAATCAATCTTGGCGCCAATGGACATAACCGCTTTGTTGGGAAATTGACCCACATCACTGGAGAGACCCTGATTGACAGAGCAGTCATCAAGTCTGCCATGGTTGATAAGCTCAAAACGGCCAATTTTGAAGCTGGTTCGGTCACGACTACGATATTAGACGCTGAAGCGGTAACTGCTGAGAAGTTGAAAGTTGACGATGCGCTTATTAGAAAATTAACTGCAAAAGATGCTTTTATTGACCAACTGATATCTAAACGTATCTTCTCTATTAAGGTTGAGTCCGTCATTTCTAGCTCAACCTTCCTAGAAGCCTATCAAGGCCGAATTGGTGGATTCACACTTGGTCAATTTGACCAGGGTGGCGGTCGCTGGATTTCAGGTGTCAATCAGTTCTCTGTTGGTATGGGGAATGGTGCCGGGCATGGAGTCCGGACAGCCTTCTGGGCGAACTGGGGAAATAATTGGAACTATGCCGGACCTAAAGCATGGAACGTCAATACTGATGGGAAAATGTACTGTAGGAATGAAGTCGGTTTTTATGATCAAGTGGATTTTTCGAATTCATCGAGAGCAAACTTCTATGGGAATACTACTTTTCTCGTTCTCCTGTGTTTTCAAATGGTATCGAACTTGGAAGTAAAGATGTGCTTGGTGATGGTTGGAATCCCAAAGGCGGAAGGAATGCGGTTGTTTGGTGGAATCAGGTCGGTAGCGGTAGCGTGAAGTATTGGATGGAACAAAAATCAGACAGACGCTTAAAAGAGAACATCACAGATACAGCTGTGAAAGCCTTGGACAAAATCAACAGATTAAGAATGGTTGCATTTGATTTCATCGAAAATAAAAAACATGAGGAGATTGGTCTAATAGCTCAAGAGGCTGAAACCATCGTTCCAAAAATTGTCTCACGAGATCCTGAGAATCCAGATGGCTATCTGCATATCGACTATACCGCTTTAGTTCCTTACTTAATCAAGGCTATTCAAGAATTAAATCAAAAATAGAAAAAATGGAGAAAACAATAGCATGAATAACAACATGTTGACCAATATCGCACTTAAAGCAATTTAGGAGCTTGCTCTTGAAAATAGAAAACGAACACACAGATTGGAGAACTTAGAAAATGAACACAGAACAGCTTAACCAAGCCTTACAAATGACAATTAGTGAAATGTCAACAACTTCAACAAATTCGATGATTACAAGTAATATCTTGAGTATTCAGTTGAATGAGCAAAGGGAAGAGAATCAAAGACTTCAAGCACGAGTGGATGAGCTGGAAGCTCTGCTTGATGAACAAACTAAACCAGCAGACAAAGGAGAATAGACATGGCAGAAACAATTCAAAACACAGATAACTTACTAGACCTTACAAAATCACAGAACCATTTGATCTTGCGAGTGCTTTGCGCTACATGAAAGAAAATGGAGAGTTCATTCGTTGCAAGAATGTAAGCGATGACTTCTATACGTATCGTGACGTTCAAAAACGTCCTGTGATCGTAAATGGCCGTCGCCAATTCAAGGATGTTGAAACCGTTTGGGCATTCAATCAGTGGGGTGGTACAATCGCAACAATCAACGTAGCCGTTCTGTTGAATCATGAATTCTATATCATGAAATTTGATGCAGAGGGCAATCCTGACTGGACGGTTCCAACGGTAGAACCTAAAGAATAGGAGGTTGTATGCCAATTGAAGAAGCTGAAAAAATCGCTCAAAGTCAGGTAGCTTGGGCGATTTTGTTTATCTTGCTTTTCTTTATTATCATTCGATATCTTATCAAGACTTCGGACAAGCGAGAGAAGAAGATTATGGATTTGCACGAGCAATCAAAGGCCGACTCTAATAGACGAGAAGAGCGTTTGATGACTCACCTAGAAAAGACCACTACAGAATTAACCACAATCACTCACACGGTCGGAGACATTCAAAAAGAAATGGTTCGCATGAACGACCGCATGGAAGAAATCGAAAAAGGAGAATAACAAATGCAACAAATTACTGAAATCATCATTGCTTTTGCGACAAGCTTTTTAACAGTAGCAGTAGGCGGTATTGTAAAAGCAGTAAAAGATTATCTTTTGCGTAAAGGCGGAGAGAAAGCGGTGATCATCGCTGAAATTCTAGCTAAAAATGCAGTTCATGCCGTTGAGCAAGTAGCTTCAGAGACTGGCTATAAGGGCGAAGAAAAGCTGGAGCAGGCTCGTGCTAAAGTCCGTGCTGAGCTTACAAAATACAATATTAGTATGACTGACAAAGACTTAGACACCTTCGTAGAGTCAGCAGTGAAGCAGATGAATGACGCATGGAAAGGACGATAGGATAGGGAATGGATATCGATAGAAACAGACTACGAACAGGCTTGCCCCAGGTTGGGGTGCAGCCTTATCGACAAGTACACGCCCATTCAACAGGCAACCGTAACTCAACCGTACAGAATGAAGCGGATTATCACTGGCGGAAAGACCCAGAATTAGGTTTTTTCTCGCACGTTGTTGGGAACGGTCGCATCATGCAGGTAGGACCTGTGAACAACGGAAGTTGGGATGTTGGGGGCGGTTGGAATGCTGAGAGTTACGCAGCGGTTGAACTGATTGAAAGCCATTCAACTAAAGAAGAGTTCATGACGGACTACCGCCTCTATATCGAATTGCTACGCAATCTAGCGGACGAAGCAGGCTTGCCGAAGACTCTTGATACAGACGACTTGGCAGGTATCAAGACGCATGAATACTGTACCAATAACCAACCAAACAACCACTCAGACCATGTGGATCCATATCCATATCTTGCTAAATGGGGCATTAGCCGTGAACAGTTTAAGCAAGACATCGAAAACGGCTTGAGAGCTGCAACAGGCTGGCAGAAAAATGGCACTGGCTACTGGTACGTACACTCAGACGGCTCTTATCCAAAAGATAAGTTTGAGAAAATCAACGGTACCTGGTATTATTTCGATGGCTCAGGCTATATGCTTGCAGACCGCTGGAAGAAGTACACAGACGGCAACTGGTACTGGTTTGACAACTCAGGCGAAATGGCTACAGGCTGGAAGAAAATTGCTGAGAAGTGGTACTATTTCAACGAAGAAGGTGCCATGAAGACAGGCTGGGTCAAGTACAAGGACACTTGGTACTACTTAGACGCTAAAGAAGGCGCTATGGTATCAAACGCCTTCGTCCAGTCCGCAGACGGAACAGGCTGGTACTACCTCAAACCAGACGGAACACTGGCAGATAAGCCAGAGTTCACAGTAGAGCCAGATGGCTTGATTACAGTTAAATAAATAGAAAGGAAACTTTCTAAATTGTTCTTTCACCGCAGGCTCAGGCTTGCGGTTTTTTTGTTTGTCTGAAAATTGACTTGTTGGCGTCAACAAATAGTATTAAATCGCTTGGTTGCCAATTTTGTTGACATTAACAAAATTGCTCTGAAAGTACTGTCTGAATTAAAAAAGTAATGATTTTTTCATAACTTTTTATCTTCTTTTACGAATAGATAAGTAGGAGGAATAAAAATGAAGATTTTAAATATTGAACTAGCAAATGTAGAGCAGACAGACTTAGGTTTTGAGCATTGGGTAGATGTGACTTATCAGGTTCCGATTTTGAAGAATGAATACACGGTCAAACTATTATTACTTATGGAATGCAGGATAGAGGACCAAGAGGTTATTGAGTATCTGGTCAGCACTTGGAAGTATCGTGATCTCGTGTTGCATTCGGTAAGGATGTATGAGATAGAAAAGAGTGAGAGTTTTACTATCCTTGATTGAGATGTTGGTGGTCTTGCTGATTATCAGCGTGCTTTTCTTGCTCTTTGTACCTAATCTGACCAAGCAAAAAGAGGCAGTCAATGACAAAGGAAAAGCAGCTGTTGTTAAGGTGGTGGAAAGCCAGGCAGAACTTTATAGCTTGGAAAAGAATGAAGATGCTAGCCTAAGCAAGTTACAAGCAGATGGGCGAATCACGGAAGAACAGGCTAAAGCTTATAAAGAATACCATGATAAAAATGGAGTAGCAAATCGTAAAGTCAATGATTAAGGCCTTTACCATGCTGGAAAGTCTCTTGGCTTTGAGTCTTGTGAGTATCCTTGCCTTGGGCTTGTCCGGCTCTGTTCAGTCCACTTTTGCGGCAGTAGAGGAACAGATTTTCTTTATGGAGTTTGAAGAACTCTATCGGGAAACCCAAAAACGCAGTGTAGCCAGTCAGCAAAAGACTAGTCTGAACTTAGATGGGCAGACGCTTAGCAATGGCAGTCAAAAGTTGCCAGTCCCTAAAGGAATTCAGGCCCCATCAGGTCAAAGTATTACATTTGACCGTGCTGGGGGCAATTCGTCCCTGGCTAAGGTTGAATTTCAGACCAGTAAAGGAGCGATTCGCTATCAATTATATCTAGGAAATGGAAAAATTAAACGCATTAAGGAAACAAAAAATTAGGGCAGTGATTTTACTGGAAGCAGTAGTCGCTCTAGCTATCTTTGCCAGCATTGCGACCCTCCTTTTGGGACAAATTCAAAAAAATAGGCAAGAGGAAGCAAAAATCTTGCAAAAGGAAGAAGTCTTGAGGGTAGCTAAGATGGCCCTGCAGACGGGGCAAAATCAGGTAAGCATCAACGGAGTTGAGATTCAGGTATTTTCTAGTGAAAAAGGATTGGAGGTCTACCATGGTTCAGAACAGTTGTTGGCAATCAAAGAGCCATAA